GTTTCTTGAACTGACGGGGACGGGTGGTGCTTCTACCAACCTTATCGTTCCAGCCAACAAGAAGCTGTATCTGGTTTACAACAACACAGCCGGTCAGGTCACGGTCAAGGTATCAGGTCAGACAGGCGTATCTGTTCCCGCTGCGGCCAAAATATTCTTGGTGAGTAACGGCACCGACATCGTAAATGCACTGAGTTACATTCCTTCTCTGACCCTTGGTGCGGCTCTTCCCATTGCGTCTGGTGGTACGGGTGCTACGTCTGCTGCGGCAGCTAGAGCGGCTTTGAGTGCAGCGGTTCTGGGTGCTAACGGAGATATCACTTCTCTGACGGGTTTGACTACACCTCTCTCAGTTGCCCAAGGCGGCACAGGTGCTACGTCCACTACAGCCAATGCAGCTATCGTAGGTAATGGTGGTGGTACAGGGTTCAGTTCTGTATCCCCCAGCACAAACGGAAACGTCCTGACTTCCAATGGGACTTCGTGGACTTCAGCAGCCCCTGCCTCTGTCCCATCCGCCGCCTCAACTGCCGTTACCAAAACCGGAACCAGCACCACAACCTATGTGACTCCGGGTGGGCTATATGGTGCGCTGGGGATGTCGCAGATTTATACAACTGGGCAAACAACTCTTAGTACTTACAGTGGGGTTGGTGGAGCCACAAGCTATACGCATGGATTTGGTCATGTTCCGGTTATGACTCAAGCAATGCTGGTGTGCCTTTCAACTGATTTGGGTTATTCGTCAGGTGATGAAGTAGCAATATACCCAATGGCTAACGATTCCACGGGCGGCGGTATAAACATAAAAGTAACCACAACTACAGTGGTTATATTGCCAACCAATAATGCAATACCACTTACACTTATGCCAGCAACTGGAACTGGGAACCGCGCCAGTATTGACCCCACTAAATGGGGCATTTACGTAAATGTCTTTGGATAAGAAAGAATAAGAAATGGAAGCCCAATCGTTTATCAATGCGGGAATTGCACTGGCCGGATTCATGGGCGGTTGGATTCTGAATAGGATTATGAAATCTCTGGATAAGTTGGACGATGACGTAAAGCAAATGCCTGACAAGTACATCCGCAAAGATGATTACCACCGTGACATTGGTGAGATCAAGGCGATGCTGAAAGGCATCTATGATAAGTTGGATAACAAGGCTGACAAATAATGTTCCCCCTTGGCGCGATACTGGACATAGGCAGCAAGCTGGTAGACAAGTTCTTTCCCGATCCCGCTCAGGCTGAACAGGCAAAGCTAAAACTGTTGGAGATGCAACAGAACGGAGAACTTGCCCAACTTAACGCTGAAGTTGCAGAGCAGCACGAACTGACCGATAGGTTAAAAGCGGATATGGGTAGTGATTCTTGGCTATCCAAAAACATTCGCCCTATGACGTTAATTGCTATTTTGTCTGGGTATTTTGTATTTGCTGGGTTGTCGGCGGCAAAGGTTGAAGTTAATTCAGAGTATGTCCAATTGCTAGGACAGTGGGGTATGTTGATAATGAGTTTTTACTTTGGCGGCAGAACGCTAGAGAAAATTATAGGTATGAAGAAAAAAGGAGATTGACATGGGCTGGCTCAGAAAACGTTTTGGTGAACCGAGTACGATGGCCGGAATGGGCGTGATTTTCATGGTTGCTTCGACCTTCGCGCCCCCGCAATATCAACTGCTTGTACAAGGGTTGGCTGCTGCGCTTGGTGTTGGCGGTGCAGTCAGGGCTGATCCGGGTAACAAGTGAAAGAAAAAACGCTCGTTGCAGTAATTGTGATGGTGAGCGTAACTCTTTGCCTGATCCTGCTATCAATGGTGGGGGTGATGTGCGTTGGCTTGTTTGATCCGCTTGTTGATAACACCGAGATATTTAAACTAATCGCCCCAGCTTTCCAGACAATTGTGGGTGGATTTATTGGTTTATTGGCCGGAATTCAAGTAGGTCAAAATGAACCTTAGCCAACATTTCACTCTTGAGGAACTAACGCACACCAACCACCGTACTCTGGATAACACCCCGGATGCGGTGGCTTTAGCCAATTTAAACAGGCTGGCGTTGTTTCTGGAGGAGGTGAAAAAAGTGCTAGGTGGTAGGCCCATCATGATCAACTCGGCGTATCGTTCCAAAGCGGTAAATGATGCCGTAGGGTCTAAGGATACTAGCCAGCACCGGCTTGGTTGTGCGGCTGACTTCCGGGTGCCGGGGATGACTCCAAGGCAAGTTGTTGAGGCGTGTATTGCGTCTAAACTACCTTACGACCAGATCATTCTGGAGTTTGATTCTTGGACACACATCAGTATCCCTAACACAGAAGCCAAGCCGAGAGGCTCTAAGCTGATCATTGATAAAACTGGTTTTAGACCTTTTAAGTAGGTAGCCATGCTCCAGAAACTCCAATACCGTCCGGGAATTAACAGGGAAGGAACCAACTACTCCAACGAGGGTGGCTTCTTTCAATGCGACAAAGTTCGCTTTCGCTCTGGGTATCCGGAAAAACTGGGCGGCTGGCAGAGTATTTCCAATCCCACTGTTTACACCTACAACGGTGTGGCTAGGACGATCTGGAACTGGGTTGCGCTGGATGGGAGTAATTTAAACGGTGTAGGAACCAACCAGAAGCTGTACGTTGAGAACGGCGGTAGCTACTACGATGTTACCCCGCTGGCTACGGCTTCTGCTACAAGTCTTGGCGCGAACCCCATTACAACTGTTTTGGGCAGCAAGTCCGTCACAATCGCCGCTTCTGGGCATGGAATCACTGCCGGAACTTACGTAACTTTTGCCGGGGCTACAGCAGTAGGTGGGCTGACTATTGTGGGTGCTTTTGAAATCATTACCGTGCCAGATGGCAATACTTACACCATCATCAGCCCTACAGCAGCCTCGTCCTCCGCTACGGGCGGCGGTTCAGGAGTAACGGCTCACTACCAGATCAATGCTGGTAACGCTGTTTACACGCAAGGTGTGGGCTGGGGTGCGGGTACTTGGGGGCGTGGAACTTGGGGTTCTGGTACTACCGTAGGGATAGGTCAACAACTTCGCCTATGGTCTTTGGACAACTTCGGTCAGGATATGCTTGCTGCACCGCGCAATGGTGTCATTTACTACTGGGCTAAAGATACTTCGGCATACCCTGCGTGTGTGACCCTGAAAAGCCTAGCTTCGTCTGCTGGGTATTCTTCGGGTACTTTTGTTCCAACCCAGACCCTGCAAGTGTTCGTTTCCCCGTTGCAGCGGTTTGTCATGGCAATGGGTTCCAACCCATATGATCCAACGGAAGGTTCTTCCCCAACAACTTTTGACCCGATGGTGGTGAGGTGGTCTGACCAAGAAAACCCCTACGACTGGGTGCCTACCGCATCGAACCAATCAGGAGAACTGAGGCTTTCCAACGGCTCGACGATTGTCACTGCCCTGCACGGACGGCAAGAAAACCTGATCTTTACCGATACTGCGCTATTTGTTTGCCAATATCTTGGGCCACCCTACGTTTGGGGGTTCAATCTGATCGAAGGCAATCTGTCCATCATGTCTCCTCATTCGGCTATTACGGTCAATAACGTGACCTACTGGATGGGGATGGATAAGTTCTACGCCTACTCTGGTACGGTGGCTACGCTGCCCTGTACGCTGCGCCAGTACGTCTTTGGGAACCTCAACCAGTCTCAGGCTTACCAAGTCACAGTAGGGTCTAATGAGGCCTATAACGAGGTCTGGTGGCACTATCCGTCCTATGGAAGCGATGTCAACGACAGCTACATCATCTACAACTATCTGGAGAAAATCTGGTATTACGGCTCCATGAACCGGACGGCATGGTTGGATAGTGCTTTGCGTCCCTTCCCGATGGCAGCTTTCAGTGTCCAAAACAGCTACTTAAACGAGACCCTGACAGCTACGGATACGAGCATTTCTTTGATAGATACCTTCTCCTATCCAGCTTCTGGGACTTTTCAGATCGACTCGGAGATCATTACTTACACCGCCAACTCAGGAAACACCCTGTCTGGATGCATTCGTGGGGCTATGGGGACAACTGCGGCCACCCACACCCAGTTCACCCCGGCACCTTTCTATGTGCCAAATCAGGTCATGTTCCATGAAAACGGGGTAGATGACGGCTCCAGACCTGTAGCAGTAGCCATAGAAGCCTACATCAGTTCCTCGGACTTCGATATTGGGGATGGGGATCACTTCGCCTTTGTCTGGAGAATGCTGCCGGATGTGTCATTTAACGGCTCTACGGTTAACTCCCCACAAGTCTTTATGCAGCTAGTCCCGCGCCAGAACTCAGGATCAGCCTATAACACCACGACTCCGGAAACGGTCATCAGTGCCAACAACTTTGATGTGGCTACGGGGTCTAGGTATTACACGATTGAGACCTATACCGGACAGGTTTACACAAGACTTCGGGGGCGGCAGATGGCGTTTAAAATCTCCTCAACTGCGCTGGGAGTAAACTGGCAGCTTGGCGTACCACGAATTGACATCCGGGCTGATGGTCGTAGATGAGTATCCCGGCAAACTCGTTACTTCCGCCAAAATCACCTAACCTGTTGGTTAGTCCTGATGACTATGACAAGCGGTATCAGGAGCAGTTCAACAACGCCCTGCGGATTTACTTCAACCAGCTAGACAATACCCTCCAGAGCATCCTTGGAACTACGCC